CACAAGCTTGAGTAACACCCATAGTCTTACCATTACCAGATAAACCAGTAATAAAGATAGGGTAGAACATATTAGATTTGATAATTGATTTTACATCAGGATAATTACCAAAAGATACGAAAACTGGATCTTTTTTAGGTACGATGTTACCAGTAAGTGATGAAACAATATAAGCAGCTTCGCTTTTAGTTTCAACCTCTGGTGCCTTAGTCATAAGTTTTTCGGCAGTACCAGATTTTGATTCAGTTTTTACAGTAGAAACATCTGAAGCTTCTACAGGTAATTTGAATAATGATTTACCGATTTTATAATCGGCATTTTTAATCAACCATTGAGGTGCATACTTGCAACCAAAATGTTTGTTGGCTTCTTTTAGTTCAGAAACCGTCAATTCGTTTGTGTTATACTTACTAACAGCATAATCAACGAATTCTTGTTGTTTAGTGTTTAACATAGTGTAATGTCCTTTCTTTTTCATTTATAATACCATCCTAAAGGAAAGATTCGCATTTGGCAACCCTTTATTTTTCGTTGCCAGGTAAGGGTTTCCGCCTCTCATTATGCAACCTCCTCGATAAACTTGCTTAAAATCACTCTGGAAACTAGTCGATTCTTCATAGAACCAGCGAAGATTCGCTTTAATTCACTAGAAGTTCCTTTCTTAACAGTAGCCTGAGATAGATCAAAATTCTCTACTTTCAGTTTTTTACCATCAAGTAAGAAGTACTTATTGTATCCTTCTTTATTTACTGCCAATGCCTTGTCTTTAGTAAATTGTTTTCTTGCTTTTTGATACTGTTGTTCACGTTGCATATAATCTTTTCCAGGCATATGCTTTTCAATATCCCATTTTCTAACTCTTTTAAGAATATAGAAACCAATATTGTTAAGATCGTATGAAGTTCTTAGAAATCTTAACAGTTTGTTAGTTAAGTCACCATAACCTTCTAGTACCATTTTCTTTTTACCAGATTGTATGATAGCTGTTTTATCGTAATCTTGTTTTGTACCATACTGGTCGTTTTTATCTACGATAGTATGTCTGAATGAATTGGCACCACCATCTGTTAAAGTAATAAATGACATTTTCTCAATACCATATTTCTCTTTAAACATTGGTATTAACTTATTACAAAATACAAGTGCTTCGTTTAACGGAGTATTACCTAAGTAAAACTCACCAGGTATACCGTAACTTTCATTTCTTGCCATCCACATATCACTATCCATATGTTTATGATAAACATAACTAGCGTTGTAATAAAATGCCATGTGGTACATATACATACCAGCTAATTCAAATTCTTTTTTAGTCATTCTGTGGCTAAAACAGTTTACTAAATTAAAGTCTTCAAATCTCCAATCACCGTCTTTGTGATTAAATGATTTTGTTTCAGTAGTTTCATTAGACGCCCAATATTTTCTCTCACTAGTAAAGAAGTAAACTTCAAAAGGTATATTAACCTTTCTTACAAACTCAACTAAGTTTAACAATTGTTCAACTGTATGCATTAGAGTATCAGACATTGAACCAGACCAATCTAGTAACATCATCATACCATGGTTTTTACCATCAGGAATGATAGTTAATCTTTTAAAGATATCATCTGAATATTTGTAAGAAGGTAATTTTAAAGGATCAATAATACCTGTCTTATCCTGACTAGCTCTTTTATATGCTTGAGCAGACTTTTTCATTTCAAACTCTTTAACTAGATAGTTAACAGTTTTCTTGTTATCTTTTTTAAATCTTTTAAAGGTATCTCTTAACCATACATCATAGTTACCATAATTTTGTTTTGATTTATGAGTTGCAAAAGTCTTTAGAAATTCTTTGTAAGATGTAATATCTTTTAAGTTTGGTTCTGGTAAATTACCATAAGCAAATCCTTTGGACTTATCATCTAATAACTCTTCAGATTTTTGAGTATATGAATCATCTGTAACTGCTTTTAATAATTTTCTTTGAGTTGCGTCACCGCCTGAACCTGAACCATATTGTTGAGCAACACCCTCAGACTTAGCTTCTTCTTTTTTCTCATCTGATTTTTCAGAGGCACCTGATTGATTACTATCTTTTTCATCATCAGCTTCTTCATTAGAGAAGTTATTTTGTTCTTCACTATTACCCTCAGAGTTACCGTCTTCTTGTGATTCTGTATCTGACTCGTCTTCGTCTTCATCATCAGATAGTTCATAATTTTTTGCAATTACATGATTGTCAAAATCAGGTAACTTTCTCATTTCTTCAACTTGTTGTTTTTGCCAATCTAATATTTCTTTTGCAAGAGTAAGTACATCATCAAAAGTTTTCATTGTGTCAACTTTAGCTAACCATTGTTTATCTTGTTCAGACCAACCAAATGGTAATCTTTGTAATGATTTTGATCTTAGATTGATCTTATCAATAATCATAAGGTCTTTATTAATATCTTTACCAAATAGACCAAAGAAATCTTTTTTTTCTAGTATATCAAAACCATTCAAGTAATTTCTAACAGTACCTGGATATTTTGCTTGAATTAATAAGTCAATTCTACAATCTTCTAATACGTTAACATATGATCTTAATTCAGGATCAGTAATGCCTTCCCATTCTTTATAAGGAGTCCATAATGCGTGAGCACATTCATGTGCTATTAACATATCAGTAACGTCACCAGATTGTTGTTTGAATATAGGTAATGTAAGTACTCTATTCTTTACATCGAAAGAAGCTGTCTTAACATTATCATGTTGAATTGTAATATTTTCTGTAGCAAGTAATTTTGCAAGATTAGATTTTACATCTAAATTCATAAGTGTGTCCTTTTTCATAATATAGATCCATCCTAAAGGAAAAGATCGTAAATGTCAAGCGTTTATTTTTCGTTGGAAAACAAGGGTTTTTTGACTATATTTGTTCTTATTTTGTTCTTTTTAGTCATTTTTTGTAGCGAATCGACTATCTTCCAACGTCCTGTAAGTACTTATTCTTACACTCTTCCCAATTTAAATATATAATATCATCGTAAAAGTGTGTTTCTTTTGATACTCTATCTTGTTTCTTTAAACTGGCTAGTCTTTTTCTAGCATACTTATTCTTCCACAAATCAGTTAACGCTTCTACTGAGTTGTCAAATTTTCTTATTAGTTTATCTTCTTTAATTTCTTCTCTTAAAAATTGATTAGTATTCTCATATAGTTCACCAAAGTATATACCTCTAGCGTGTTCAGACTTTTGTAGCTTCTTATCAACACCTAGTTTACTATATGTAAATGCTCTGCTTCTATTTCTATGATCTCTCTTATGTGGTTGGCCACTAGGTTTCTTTGCAACGTACCATTCAAAGTATTTGTATGTATGATTTTTCATCAACCATTGTTGTATCATAGTATTAGTTGTTTTTTCTGGTTCGTATGAAACTGAACCAGCTGTCCAACCCATTTTCTTCCAGTTCTTTAATCTATCGTATTGTGATAATGGTATTACTTTAGTTTTACCGTATAAACTTGTAGTTGTAACACCAACTAATTTATCTTTGTATTGGTGTTCCCATGTTTTCTCTACTGTATCTGATAAACATAATAACGCAAGTAATTTACCACCTACTAGATTATAACCAAGTGGTTGTATAGGTACAATTGTACTACCAATGCAAGTATGATTAATCATTCTCTGAGTTTTAGCTTCTCTTTCCCAACCAATATATTCGTCCCTTGGTGTAAGGTCTAAGAAATCACTACTCATACAAATAACGCCTAAGTATTTTTGTGTTACTTTATCTCTAACTAAAAAGTTTAGATTTCTACCAATATTACTATTGTTTTTCATGGTAGATAAAAATGTTCTTAATGCATTCCAGATTTCACTGCCTTTGGCATTTGTATGTGATTGTACCTCAGCACCATCTGTCCAAATTAATTCTGGTTGTAAGTTTTGATATTCTTCGGGGTCTTCAGGTAACCAAAAGTTATTCTTTACTTCTTGTATAACTGTGGCCTGATCTGGTCTTACCATAGCAGGCTTATCATCAAAGAAACTATTTGTTTCTGCTGTAGGGTATCTAAACTTTACTTCCTGAAATTTTTGATAAAGCGTATATTCTTGTACTGTCATAGCAGATACAAAGGTCAAATCTTTAATGATTGTTTCTTTTAGTGTATCTGTATCTATGTCTGGTATTTTAGTTAAATCTGTATTGTCTTGCCAACTCTGCCATTGGTCATCAATTGTCATATCTTTATTCCACGAATATCCCATAGTGTTAATATATCACAAGTGATTTAAAAAGTCAATGGTGTGTTATTTTATATGCCATTTATGATCTTTTTCGCCTATTTTACCCTTAGGCATGATATTCCATGCTAAACAATATCTATTCATATCTGATTCGTTTGTATCTGTGTCATGTACAAGCCTTGAAGGAAATATAAGTAAATTGCCAGGTGTAACCTTTGACCAGTGTATTGCACCGTTAATATCATTCCAACGATAAACATCTGGTTTTATTGTAGGACTTAATTTATCTTCTTGGTCATTTTTGATAAAATTTATTTTACCTGATTTTTCGTCTGATTGTAAGTAATAAACACCACTCATATAACTATTGTGATGATAATGTGCCTGTGCAAAATCACCTTTTTTATGTTTCATAACCCAGCTGGCAATAATTTCTAATTCAAAAGGATTTTGTGAATAGAGGTCTTGTAAATAAAACTTTGTACGGTCTATAATTGTTTCTTTTAGTTCTTTAAATATTTCATCATCTAATATATCATGGTTTTTGCTAACACTACCATTGTCTTGTTTTACTCTTATATACTCTAATGTTTTTACATAATCTAATAGTTCTTGTTTTACACCAATATTTTCCTCTTGTAAAACCTGAGGCCAGAAATAATGTATTTTTTTATTGCCTCTAATTTCTTCCATGTTCTTTCACAGCCTTTTTATATCTAGTCATATCTTTCTCTGCCTTTTTATAGGCTCTATCTAACTTCATCTTAGAAACGTGTTCAGTAAATGTTCTTCCTAAAATGTGATCTGTTTCATGTTGGAATATTCTACTCATAATACCATCTAAATGGCCTTCTTGTAAATCACCATTCTCGTCTTCATACTTTACTACAACTTTTCTTGGTCTTGTAATATTTAAAAAGACAAAAGGAAATGTTAAACAACCCTCTTTCATCATAATGGTTTCATCACTAGCTGAAACAATCATAGGATTAAAACAAGTCATTTTCAAACCATTTTCTATTTGAGGGTGGTTACCTAATACAAACATATTAAACGGAAGACCAACTTGATTACAAGTTAAACCTATACCACCAAACTTTGACATACAATCATACATCGAGTCAGCCAATTCTTTTCTAGTTTCAAAACCCTCATCTTTTAACATCTCATTTGTAAATGGTGCTATTGCGTGTTGTACTCTTGGATCAGATGGTGGTATTAATTTTAGTTCTTTCATTTATTGCCCTATGTAATTTATGTTGATATTTATTCTTTGTTTAGTATCTGTTTGTGATACACTTTGATGTGGTTTTTGTCCATGAAATAATAACATTCTGTTTTCTATTGACTCAATCTTTGTGCCATCATCAAATTGTGTATAGCCATTATTTGTATTTACTGAATATACACCTGTTATATGATCTACATCGTAATCAATGTGTACACCATGTTCAATTTGACTTGGTGATTTAGTAAACAAGTTAGATTTAATTCTTATAATATCTTTTATATTATAGTATCCTATACCATTTAATAAAGGAAGGCAACACTCCTTGAAATAATCAGATTTCACTTTGTTGTTATAAAAGAAACGATGTATAAAATAAAAGTTATCGTTGTCTTCTTCCTCAGCTACAAAAGGTATATAAAACCAAGGAAAGTTAGTATCTAAATGTACTCTTTTTAGGTCTTCAAAGGCTGCCTTTGGTAAAAAATCGTCTATTACTTTGTAATCTTCTATCATATCGGTGTTCTTTCTGTAGATAACTCTTCTACATGAAATACTTGTATTAATCTTTCATCAACCATACTTATGTTGTCAAAACCATGGTAATACTTTGAATCATATACAACTAATCTATTATACTTACCTTTTACTTCTAATGTTTTTGTAAAATTAGAATTATGTAATGCCTGTCTTTCTAAGTATAAATCTTTTTCTTTTCTATCTATATAAAATTGTCTTCTTAATTCTATATCGGATGCAAACTCATCATAGCCTTCTGGTTTATCATAGAAAGAAGTACCTACATCACAATGAGGTGATAGATATAATACACCAACTAGTTTACTTTCGTTACTGTCGTTATGTATCCAGCCTTCACTATGGTGTTTGTCAAAAGGATAAGCTTTGTCAAAACAAGTATCTACTTTCCATCTTAAATTTTCTTCCTCTACATTATAGTATATTGAAAACAACTTATGATTAAAGAAATGAAACAACTCTGTATTTATTTCATGTAAAGGTTTTGTTCTTTTACCTGGAAAACCACCTTTTGTAGTTTGTTTAAACTCTTGTTGTAATGCCAACCCTCTAACTTTATCTGGATTGCCATAAAAGTTATCAACTATTGTTATTGGGTATTTCATTTTTTGGTTACGTTTACATTAAAAGAGATAGCTATTCTTTTATTTGTCATATTAGTTTCTACACCATGTCTTAGATTAGCAGGCCACATTAAAAGTAATCCTTCTTTAGGTGGTACATTCCAAATTGAACTATTGTAACAATTATAACTATTAAAGGGTAAATCAGCTAATATGTTATGATCGGCGTCAGCGTCATAAAAATTTATTTGTGAACTACCTGGATCAATATCAATATAAAAATTACCACTTATTACTGAACCTGGCGTATGCGTGTGTGAGTCATGTGAACCATGTTTTTGCATATCTGATACCCACCAATCTACCAGACTAATGTTTATTTCATTTTGTTTTACATCTAATACTTTTAAATATTCTAATGTTTGTTCATATACAAAATCTGTAAATGGTAAAAATGTTTCTTGGTACTTTTTTCTTAGTGTATTATCAAAGTAACTTGTTCTACCTATCGGGTAATCTTTATGTGGTTGTACTTCACTTAATATCTGGTCACAATGACCTTTTAAACTATCTGATAGTTCTTTGTTATTTACATGATGTAAATATGTTGAAAATAAATTCATTAAGCCCTCTCTAATCTAGTAAAGTTTTTATACTTCTCAAACTTAACTATGTTTGTAAACTTATCAAACAATATATCTCCCTTATGTGATATTATAAAGATGTTCTCTTTTTCAAATTGTTTTATTATTTTAAAGAAATCATCCATACCTTGACCATCTAAACTACTATCAAATATTTCATCTAGTATTAATAGATTTGTATTTGTACTGTTTTTCATTTTAGCTATTTGTCGCCAAGTAAATAGTAAGGCAAGGTCTATTCTCATCTTCTCACCTTCACTAAAGTTATTATAATTAAAGTTATCTCTAAATCTACTTTTGATTGTTTCGTTAAACTCTTCATCTAAGTTAAAGTTAACATAAAAATCCATAGATTGTAGATGTTGATTAATTAATGTATTCATTATTGGTAAATACTTCTTAATAATCTGTGCCTTAGCACCTTTGTCGTTTAATATCTCTCTTAGTATATCTACATAACCTTTTTCTTCTTGTACTTTAGATAGGTTTTCTTCAGCTTCTTTTAGATCAATAGCCATATTCTCTAAGTCTTTCTTTATACTTTCTATGTCTATATTACCTTTTTCAGATATTTGTAACTCTTCGTGTATATCATCACTATATCTTTTAATATTCTCTAATGATGAGGTTATTTTAGCAATCTCAACATTCATATCATTTATTTTATTTGATATAGAAGAAAACTCGGTGACTTTAATTTCTGTCTTAGATATTTCATCTAGTAGTTGATTTATACCAGATTCTAATTTAGTAATATGTTTTTGTTCGTGGTCACATTTACTAGTTTTTAAATTTACATCTATTGTTTGTGTACAAGTAGGACAAGTATCATTGTCTTTAAAAAACTGGAGTGTTTTTCTATGTGAGTTTAGATTAGTTTCTATCTGAGTTTCTAATTTTTGAAGTTTATTTAGCTTGATGTCATGGTCCATTCTGTCTTTTATCTTCTCTTTTGACACGGCTATCTCTTCATTTAACTTTTGTATCTTTTTCTGATAATTCTTCGTATCCTGATCGTTTTTATCTAGCGTTTTCTTTTTATAGGTCTGGAAGTCTGTCCCTTGGTCTTCCAGTGATTTAAGATGTTTTGCTTCAGTTTGATACTTCGTCTTAATCAATTCACATTGGTGGCGTACCTCCGTTAACTTTTTTTGTAAATCACTCTGTTGAGAACGTAAAATCAAGTCCATTAAGCCAAAAACTCTGATATCAAGTATCTCTTCAACAACTTCTCGTCTATATCTTGGTTTCATCTTCATAAATGGCTCATATGATGAAGAACCTAATAAAACAACCTGTAAAAAAGAACGATAGTTTAATTTCATTATATTTTTTTCTAGGTATTTTTGATAGTCAATAGTACTTGCGTCTTGGTTTAGTAATTTACCATTGCAATATATCTCAAAGCTGTTTGGTTTTATTGTTCTAATAACTTTATATTGTTTTGTACCAACATCAAAATCAACTTCTACAATACAATCACCATTGTTAATAGTGTTAACCATTTGTTCTTTCTTAATCATACGAAATGGTTTGTTAAATAAGACGTAACACAAGGCGTCAAGTAGTGTAGATTTACCACTACCATTTTTACCTACTATTAAAGTTGTATCTGACTTATTTAAATCTACTTCTATTGGTGTATTACCTGTAGATAAAAAGTTTTTATATCTTATTTTCTTAAAAGTAATCATCTATCCTGTCTAAATTATTGTTATCATTTAGTTCGTAAGTTAAATTACCACTAACAGATATTCTTGTACAATCAGTTTTAAAAGGTGCTACTGAATGAGCTGTTAATGCTGGAAATATTATCATATCTCCTGACTCTGGATAATGATGATGTGCATTTGTAGCCCATTTAGGACGTGATTCTGTACCATAATCAAATGTAATACTACCTGGACCAGCACTTGTTCCTTCAAACTCTTTAAACTCTTTTCTTAATTCATCGGGTACATCTAAGTAAACAACAAAAGAAAAATCACCACCATGTATATGTGGTGGATTCCAATCACCAGGTTTCATAAAGTTTACCCATAATGACCTGCCAACATATCTAACTTCTTTACCTTTTGATCCATGAAAGTCAACATGACCTTGTCTATACATTTTAAATATTGGTTGTGTTTTTTCATAAAACTGGCCAGCAACTTCATCTGTATATTTAAACTGATATTTTAAATGACCAGCTAATTCTTTATTAAAGTTTTCTTGTTGTTTTCTAGCCTCATCTAACATCCATAATCTAAGTTCCTCTGTTATCTTTGTTTGCATAACAAAAGGTCCCCAATGATAATATTTGTATTCTAATTTGTACTCTTCGTCCATTATTCACCTGCCTCTGTATAAAGGTCTTTTGCAAAAGCTTTTAACTTTTGTTTATCAACGTCTGTTTCTATTTGATCTATGTAATTTTCTAAAAATGTCATAGTATCTTCTCCTTGTTCTAATATATTATCACTTACTGTTGTATTTAAATCTGTAGGATCATCTATTATTTGTAATTCATGTACGTTAGTATTGTTATAAAACTTTTCTATAAATGTATTGTACATATTTTCATCAGTTTTTTGTGATATGAATACTTTAACAAAACACCTTTCATAATCAGTATAATCAAAATCTAAGTAATTGTTTTCTTTATCATTGTATATTATCTTCTTATGAATTTTTATAGGATTAGATATACGTTCCAATTCTCTTGTTTCTGTATCAAATATATGAAAGCCTTTAGGACAACCATAATCTGACCATGTTATTTCGTATTGTGTGCCTAGGTAATACACTCTACCATCATCTGATTTTTTATGAAAGTGGCCAGATATAACTTTTTCAAATTTAGTAAATTGACTTTTATCTAAACCGTGGTCGTTATAAACTCCTTTGTGCATTTCAAAACCTTTAACTTCTAAATGACCCATAGCTATTAATGATGTTGAATTATCTATCTTGTAAATACTATCATCATAATTATCATCACAAATCCAAGGTAAAAACAATATATCTAAATTGTCAAATGTAACCTCAGTTGGTCTTGTATATACTTTAGCCTCTTTACTAATACTTAAATTAGACATTGCATTTATTTCATTGGTATTCTTATAGTAAGTATCGTGGTTACCAATGATAATATGTGTATCTAGTTTCATTTCATCTATCTTGTCCCAAAATACTTTCTTAAAGTTATGTGCTGTATTATGGTTAATAAACTTTCTTCTATCAACTACATCACCTAAATGAACAAGTGTGTTTATGTTATGTTCTTTTAAATAAGGAAAAAACAATTCATTGTAAAATCTATTTTGATACTCCATAAAAGCTGGACTATCGTTTCTACAACCAAAGTGTGTATCGTTAAGAAGTGCTATTTTCATATATGTTTTCTTTCAAGTATTTGTACAATGATTTTTGTTTTTTACCTAATTCATTCCACTCATTCTTTTGTTTTACTAGATATTCTGTAGCTGTTACAATGTGTTCTTTTGTTAGTTCTATGTCGTATTCTGGTCTTAAATCAAATTTAATTTCTGTAGATAAATCTGTAGCAAAGTATCTCATACCTGTAGCAATGAAATTAAATCCTTCATGTTTTGGATATTGTCTTTGTATCATTCTATCGGTAATAGCATGAGTAAAACCATCTGTAAATCTAACAAACTCATTTGTATCTATGTTCTTTTCATACTTTCTATTTTGTACGTCAACCCAATATTGAGTATCACTTCTATGTGATAAGGCATAATGCATTGCAACAAATTCAGCAAATGCTCTAAACTTATCTTTTACTGTTAAGTTATAAGTATCTCTATCAAACTGGTTTACTTCACCTCTGTTTATAATTCTTATTAAATGTAATAGATTATCATGTGTTGTAAATAAACTATTTGATTCTAAAGGCTCGATAAAACCAGACGACAATCCTATTGCAACAACATTTTTACTAAATGGTCTGTTGATAGTACCTGGTGTAAATTTTATATCTTTAAATTTTAAATTAGTATGATTTAATCCTTGTGATTTTAAATGTTCTTTAAATTCTATTTCTGCCTGTTCTCTGGTAACATACTTATCTGAATAAACATAACCAGCACCCATTCTACTATACAATGGTATATTCCAAACCCAGCCGTTTTCTATAGCTGTACAATTAGTATATGGTTTTAAATCTTTTTCTACTTCACCATAACCGTACTCTATATGTGTTGCTAATGCTCTATTGTTTGGTAGTATATCTTCATAACTAGTAAACTCTTCTTTTAAGTTTTCTTGTATTAGTAATCTTTTAAATCCTGTACAATCAATAAACAGATCAGCATAATACTTACCATTTAAATTCTTAATGCCTCTTTCATCTGTTTCTACCTCTGTAATATCTTCTACTATATGTTTGACATTTTTACATCTATGATTTTTTAAGTATTGACCAAACTTGATAGCGTCAAAATGATAAGCACAATCTCTATTAAATAAGAAGTCTGGTATATCATCTTTTGCAAAAGTATTATTGTTTATTAAACCCATAATTGAACAATACGAGTCTGCATAATCAGAAACATCTAGTTCTCCGTTTAAGGCGTCTTTTCTTAATACCCAATCATTTAATCCGTTTGCTGTATTATCTGTTTTTGGTTGTTGAAAAGGATAGTGAAATGCACCAGCTCCCTTTTTATAAAAGTCTTCAAATCTAATACTTAATTTATATGAAGCGTCTGTATGTTTCATAAAATCAGTATCTTTGATTTGTAATAAAGATAGCCAATTATTAATTTTACCTATCGTACTTTCACCAACACCAATGATAGGCGCATTTGGTGATTCGATTAGTGTAATTTCTTTTTTAGGAAATTGATGTGATAAAGTAGCAGCCGTCATCCAGCCTGCTGATCCACCACCAACAATAATTATTCTATCAGTTTTCATTATAAAAAATATTCTAGTGTCGATTTCTTAACTGTTTTCTTTTTTCTTTCTTTTTTGACTTTTTCTTTAGCCACCACAGAATCATCTATAGTAGTATTTTGTCTTAAAAATTCTGAGAATTGATTTCTAAACTCCCTATCTTCACCTGGTTGTAATGTCATATCATCATAGTTGGCGTCTATTATTAATTTATTCTTAATTGTAGTTTGTTTTTTTTCTTTCTGTATTCTACGAATAAACGCATAGTAGATAATTTGTGTAAAGTAGGCAAAGGGGTTGTTTGATTTATCTGGGTTAAAGTTATCCAAATATTGCAAACAGTTTTCAATTCCGTCGGAAATCATGTCGTCTTTAAACGTATAGTTTATAAAGTTAGGTCTATACGATAAGTGGTTTGCGATTTTTAAGAAACAACTACCAATATAATCTGTTACAGGTGGTTTCTCCTGTTTTGCTTTTGCAGCCTTTTCAACAGCGTTTTTGTAACCAATCATGGCCTGCAAAAACTCTTTATTATTAACGTAATGTTCTTTTTCTTTTTTTGATCTCATAATATACTCACTATATCATTATTTTTTGTTTTTGTCAATGTTCATTGGAGCATTGACATTTGAATAATTTTAGTTATAATAGGCGTGTCGCCTGTGATAAGGGCTATTAGGTACTAATTAAGTACCTTCTTAACATCTCTAAAACTATTAAATATTTCATTTAATTTCTCATTCTCTTCATCGGACAATTCATCATTTCGGAACACATTGTCGTCTATTTTCTTTTCTAGTTTATCATAATCTTTGGAAAAATTAGCATAACTTTTACTCATCTCATCTGTAGCATTTGTTATTGTTATAATTTTATCTTTAGGGATAGTAATAACAATATCATGTGTGTAAGCCGCCCACTTCATTAAAGCTACATAATCTTTAACACCACCTGGTGTCATTTGAGGTACATACTTTATTTGAAATGGTCGCTCTACTCTTAACATTGGTGAATTAGTTGGCAATTGTTCGTTTGGCATATTGCAAACAATATCATCGCCGTTTACCAGTTTGACTATTTTTATATCTTGTTCCATATTACTTTAACTCTACGTTATGTATTTCGTAATTAAACTCTTCTTGTCCATATATATTTATTCTTTCTCTAAAGTGTGCCAAAGTGTAGTTCTCTTTTTCATTATAAGTTAAATCATCTGATATATCGTATAATGTAGCTTCTGATTTATTATCTTTTAATCTTAAACCTCTACCAATACTTTGTAAATTTCTTATGCGAGATTTAGAAGGACTAGCAAAAATAATGTTATGCAAATTCCGTATATTAATTCCGGTTGAGAAAGTGCCGTAAGAAGCCACAATAATGGCGTTATCCGATTTTTCGGTGATTTCTCTGATTTTTTCTCGTTCATCTGTTTCAACTCCTCCATAGACAAAGAAAACTTTTTTGTTTTCTGCTTTGTCTTCTATCATTTGTTTTAAAATTGTTCCGTGTTTTTCTACATACTGAAACAAACATAGTGTATTTCCAATACTGTTTACAGCTAAGTTTCTAATAAATTTATTTCTCTTTTCATTAGCGACCAAGTAATCCATTTCTTCCTGATATGTCTTATCTTTTAAAAAATGTCTAGCGTTTTTATCATGTTGTAATACCAAACAAAATATTTTTAAATCGGCTAGTTGTTTATTTTCTTGTAATTCACTTGTAGATATTACCTTATTGACTGTACCAAACAGTCCTTCTAAAACTAATTTGTGTGTCTTTGTACCATCTAAAGTACCTGTTAAACCAACTCTATATTTACATTGTTCTAATTTAGTTAATATCTTAGTTAATGAAACTGCTTTAAATAAGTGTGCCTCATCACCAATTACCATACCGAATTGACTAAACCATTTTTTAGGTTGATTGTATATTGATTGCCATGTAGATATAATAACTCTTTTCTTTGTGTCTTTGTCATGGCCTTGATATATTCTATGTACGTTACGTTCACTATTGTAACCATAATCTTTGAAATCTTTAAATAATTGTTCTACTAATGATGTTGTAGGTACAATAATTAATATCTTATCTTGTTTTTTATCTCTTAATCTTACTAGATTGTATATCAACATTAAGTAAACTATTAATGATTTACCTGAAGCTGTGGGTGATAACAACAAACATCTACTCTTTTTAATAGAATGTACAAATGCTTCTTTTTGATAATCTCTTATCTCAATCTTTGGTATTTTAAGTGCTTTTAAAAATCGGTCAACCACTTTATCATCAACAACCACATCTTTAATCTTCGTACCATCTACTACTTGGACATTGTTTTCTTTACACCAATTTAAGATATAAGGATATAATCCTGCATATATTTGACCGTTTGCATACGAAAATAACCTTATCTTTCCGTCCCATACTCTGTTTCGAAACTGAGGCATAAACTTAAAACCAGGTACCTCAAAAGTAAAGTACTCTGATATATCTCTCCTAATATCGGCGTCAGCTTCAATCTTTAGATGTACTTCATCTTTTTTGTCTATGATAATATACTTTGTTGCGGTCATTTAAAACTCTGCTGATTGATATTCTTCGGAAGAACCAATCTTACCTTTAAACATAATATTCCAGGAAATAGATATTCTTTCCTCTTGTGTAGTAGGTACATCGTGTTCTAGCCAAGAAGGAAACATTAACAATCTATTTGTAGTTGCTGGATAAAACCATGTTGTTGAATTTTCTTTATTATCTTGCCAAGCTCTAGGAATTAAAATTCTTGTTTGTGGTCTAGGATCAAAAAATCGTATTTCTGAATTCTTTGCTTGTATATAGTAAACACCACTTATAACATTATTTGAATGTGTATGTAATGAATGACTTTCTCCAGGCTTTAATACGTTAGACCACATATCTGTAATTTGATAGTCTTCTACATTCCACATCATATCAATAAAATAAGATTGTGCAATATTATAAACTCTATCAACCAACTCTTTATATTTTAGTTCGTATTGTAATTTAGGCCTAGATTGTTTTTTAGGTGTAGAGAGTATATCTTCTCTCATTGTGTTGATATATTCTTCTTTTAAAAGATTATCAACTAAAAAAATTCTAGTAGGAAATAAATCTTCTTTTAAAATATTCATTAAATTGCGCCACTAGTAAACTTCTTCCAATCTATAGAATTTTTTATAGTAAATGTTCTATTTGTTATTTGTCTAATTGTTCTATCTAAGAAATCAACAACAACATTTAAATAATCTACCTTTTGTTTTATTCTCTGTAAATCTTCGTCAGCTTCTAAGTATTTGTCTATATCAGTTTTTAATATTTTTAAATCAAATGGTTTTTGTGCATATACTGAGGCGTCTGCCTTACCAGTATAATATTCCCACTTATCTCTTTTGATTGTTCTATATTCAGATTCGGCACGACTCAACATTAACTTAAACTTTGTTAAGTGTTTCATATATTTGTTGTGTAATTGTGGTGTTTTTAAAGACTCTAAATCTAACTCCGAATCATTGATAGACAAGTCTTTATCAGCCAGTTCTTGTAATTTTTCTAAATCCATAATATCTCCATTATATCACAAAACTATTGAAATGTAAAGCTTTTACGAGGTAGTAACAGTAGTTGCCGAAGCACCTACACTCGCAAAATCATAAATCAAATAGCTAAATGTAACCGTAGCAGTAAGATAATTAACATCTTCAGCCTGTTGGTCGTATTGCAATCCACTCAAAGAAGTAGGATATAAATCTCTAAATCTAACTTCTTGTACAGCATTATTTTTACTTGTTAGTATAGATAGTGTAGCGTCTGAATATGTAGCACCAGCGTCCGATGTACCATATTTTACTTTACCTGGTTCTGTAGAAACAGAATTAGTTGTAGGAAATCTATCTGCACCTGCACCTGTTAAGTTTCTATATTCAGAGTAATCTCTTGGAAAACCTAGACCAACTAGCCAACCATGTATTTCTTGGTAGTTTTCTAAGTTTTCATCAACTTGAAATGAAACTTGTAAATCTTCGTAGTTTAACTGGTCACCTGGTGTTGGTATGTTCTTTAATGGTGTTTTTTGAACAGCTGTGCCTAATGTAATACCAGGTATATTTACTTGTGTTACAAAAAATTCTACTTTAGGCAATTTAAGTATTGAAAATTTAAACTGAGTAGGTGAAGCGTAATCTTGCGATGTTGGTTGCCTTAAATAACTATTAGTTGTTGTCATTTTCTGCCTTGTCTAAATCTTGCCACTCTTTATCATAAGCTTTTAGGAGTAACTCGTATTCTTTTTGAGTTAGTATTTCTTTTTGTTTTTGAATATTATCTAACTGCTTTTGTAAAAAATCTTGTCTTTTCTCTGGTCCAGGAAAAACTATAATAGAAAGTAATAATATTCCTGCGCTTAAACCTAATATCCAAGATAGTTGAAATAGTGTCTTTTTCATAATACTATTTATCCATACCGGAGGCATAAAAAAAGGGGCGATGTTTAAAGTCGCCCCTTTTGAATTGTGTAAGATACACAAAAGTATCAATATTACATTAAGTTTGCAACTTGTACTCTTCTGTAGTATCTGTTAGCATTCGCTGAACCTGAACCGTTAATAACAGCTGCGTCACCAGTACCTGCTTCAGCAAATGGGTTTGCTTGTAAGCCGTATCTAGTTTTGAAACCGATTTTCGGTTGGAAAGTGTCTTGTCCAACTGCTCTCACCATTTGTAGTGGAACATATGGGCAATAGAACATACCAGCATCGTAAGGTGAAGTACCTTTGTAACCTACAACGAAGTATTGCTTCGCAGCTTGGTTAGCTGAGTATGGATCAATGTACACTTTGTATCTACCGTTTAATACACCAGCAAAAGTATTACCAGTATCGTCAACGTTTAGATTGTTGTTCAAAGCAGGTGTGTAATCTAAAACACCAGCCATTTGCAATGCGCTAGCAACGTCTGAAGAACAGATAATCATGTTACCTTTTCCACGTCTAGTTCTCATAGCGATTGTGTTTGCTTCTCTCTCAACTTGGAACATAAGACCTTTAAATCTTTCAACTGACCATCTACCGTTTGAGTCTGTATCTAAATCAAAGATACCTTCAGTAGTTGTGTTGATTGTTCCTGTGTTAGCAGAAGCACCTTTTTCAGCGTTGATGTAAATTGTTCTTACAACTTCTCTGTTGATCTCAGCAAGGATCTCAGCAGATAGAATGTTTGCAAGTTCTGTTTCAGCGTCTAAACCATGGATTGCTTTTAAGTCTTGTGCAAGTTCCATAGTGTATTCAGCTTTAAGCGCTCTACTTTTAGCAGTTACAGTTGACTTCTCAATTGAGAAAGCCATTTCAGCAAATGCATTACCAGCAGCGTCACCTAGTGCCTCAGCGGCAGCAGTTGACATTGCAGTACCTTTTGTGTAAGTACCTGGTGAAGCGTCATTAAGAACAGCAGGGTTAGCGCCTGAATCAGCAGTTGTAGAATAACCATCTACAGCTGAACCAGCAGCGTTTCTACCTGAGAAATCTGTATCAGCAGCGTCAAATAACGCCTCTGTGCCAGATTGGTTAGTATATCTACTTCTCATTGCAAAGATAAGTCCTGTTGGACCAGTCATTGGTTGTACACCAGCGATATCGTATGCGATAAGGTTAGGCATTGCTCTTCTTACTAATGAGATCAAAATTGGATCCCAGTTAGAAATAGAAGCACCTGTAGAGTTAGTTGGTGCAGCTTCGCTAATGAAAGCAGCGTCTTCTTTTAGTGCAGCTTCTTGGTTTTCCAAGATAGTTGCTGTAACGGCACGTCTGTAAGAATCCTCAATTTTTGGTAAATCAGGATGCTCTAAGACTGGCTGCCATTTTTTCTCGTAAGTTTCAGATAAGTACATATCTTCTTCTCTCCTCTATTTTTTATTTAGACACTTTCATGTCTTTTGTTTTACTTATAGCGGCGGTATAAGCAGCCATAGCATTCGTTAAATCAACCGGAGTCGATTCATCGCCTACCGCTACATCATCTAAATCACCAGAAGAAGCTTCTGATTTTATACCAAAGTAACTTTCTTTAATAGTAGCTACTTTAGATGTGAAGTCTTTTTCATTTTCAAACTCAACTTCTTCAGCAAGTTTGTTAAACTTCTCTTTTGATGTATCAGCTAAATCTTCACCCATTTTTGAAATGATTGAGTCTTTAGTTTTTTCTGATATACCAGATTTTAGTTCAACATTCTTTTCGATCTGTTCGTTTAGTTTGTTTTCTAAGTCTTCAATTTTTGAAGCTTGATCTTCAAGCACGTCATATTTTTCATCCGGGACATCGATGTAATGGTCTTCAAATAGTTTTTTCAAACCAGATATAAAGTCCTCGGCAATTTCTCCTTTGATACCTCTTTCAAGCGCTATCTCGTTTTCTTTCATCCACTCTTCTACAACATATGATAGATATGAGTCAACTTTTTCTACAAGTTCGCCCTTAGCAGTATCAATCTCTTCTTTAAGTTTTTCTTCGTAACCAGCCATCATTTTCTTCTTTGCTTCTTTAACTTTTGAGTTAACAGCAGCTTCGAAAATAGTAGCAGCTTTCGATTTAAACTCTTCAGATAAATCTTCGTCTTTTGTTAAAGCTTCGACATCAGCGGATACATCGATTTTTTCATCTTCTTCCACGATTTCTTCCTCTTTAACAACTTCTTTTGAAGAATCATCTGCCTCGACAGTTTCCTCGTCTTGCTCTTCTTTTAATTTTGGCATTGCCTCAGCAGCACCAGCATTTGCTTGTTGAGCGTCACCAGAAACCTGTTTAGATTTTTTAGTTGCGTCCGGATTGCTGTCAGTAGGTTTTACTACAGGTGCACCTAAATCCTCAGCATCGTTTTTCAGATGAGTTGGTTCAGCTGCTACAGCATTCTTTTTTGGAGCATCAGCCATAGGGTTGGCTTGCGCCTCTACTACTGCTTCTTGTTCCAACACCTCTAACTTATTTTCTGTTTCGGCCATAAGAAATCTCCTTAATTATTTTAATAAACGTTTATTAAATTTCTTTCTTACAAGATATTTATAAAACTAAAGTTTTTTAAGAAAAGATTCAAATACTTTTAGTTTTGATTCTTCTAATGCTCGCTGTTTTGCAGTTTGGACTTGACTTTTCCAAGCTTCAATGTCTTTTTCTTTTAAGACACCGTTGTCCCAAACCCACTCTTTGTTTTCCATAATACCTTCAACGAAAGCGTCTGGAGCTGATGGATCTGCAACTATATCAGCAGCGGTAGCAAGATAGAAATCATCTTTAACGTAGTTTGCACCGTTTCTTTGTATTAATGAGCCCATACCACGACTAGAAACACCCAATTGAGCGCCTTCATCTATAAGACCTTTTACAATCTTACCGTATGGTGTATTCATTATCTTTGCTTCACCAATAAAATTATTTCCATCTGGATGAAGTTTCGTAATCATATGTGAAACTCTTTCCAAATTAACTGTAGGTCCGTCAGGATGTCCTAACTCACCGAAAGCTCTTTTCTTATTGATAAACTCTTTATTGTATCTCGTCACCTCGTTTTCCAAAATGTCTTTTGGATAAACTCTTCCATTTCTATTCTTCATATTTGATTGAAGAAAGATACCTCTAATTTTATAATCTTTTTTGCCGTTTGTTTCTTCTACAAGATATTCTGCGTTTGAAACTTCCTCTGAAATTAATTTCATATTCCCTACCTCTGTATATATTTATACATCTTTTACTCTTAAACCGTGAATTTTCTCATCATATCCTATACCCATTGGATCATTCCAACTATATGGCCATGTCCAACTTGTCATTGAATAACGCATACCAGAAGTTACCGGTGTAACCCTATGTGGATGTGTTACAGCACTTGGCCAAATTTGAGCATAACCTACGGGTAAATCTTTACCAGAATAACCTTGTCTTGGAAACTCTAAGTGACCACCTTCGTAATCATCATTTAATTTTACCACTAGTGTAATCAAACTAATATCATTATGTAATTGTAGTGTATCCTTATTCGAACTATCATACTTAACTACAAAAGGCGAATACCAACCATCAATAGTTGTTACTGGCCATTCTTTTGCAATTATTGGGAGTATGTGTTTAGAATAATGCTTTGTAAAATCTACAAATAAAAAATGACTTATATCACTAAAGTATAACTGATTAAAATATAAATCACCTTCATGGCTATGTGTAGTATGATTTTGTTGCCAGAAAGAAAACTTGTTATCTAATTTTTTCGAAACTTCACATAAAGTATTACAAAATTCTTTTGTGAAAAATGGTGTTACTAATATGTCGTTGATGTTTTCGTATTCACCACAATTAGGATGAATAGCATTTCCATAATCTATCATTATATAGCCTTTCGATTATCTAAATTCTATAATTAAAGTATAGTTATCTCCGTTTGCAAAATTTTTTGTTGTCAATAACAAATCACCATTTGGTGTAGTTGCACTATTTGTAACTTCATTTCCTGATGTTCTTAAATCCCAATAACCATTACCACCTAAAACCATGGCAGTAGAATTTGTATCTCCGTCCCAAACTAACTCAACAGCTGATTTACTGTTTGATGTATTTACAGAGTACCATATTTTTGCAATTTTTCTATTGCCATCTTCGGTCATAAAAGTTAATTCAGAAGCGTCAACTTTTTTTACTAAAGTTTCTCCTGTACCATCAGATATGTTAGTTAACTTTACAACAAACTTTACACCAGATGTATCTGTTAATGTTTGTGTTGTTACTGTATCAGCCATTAATTAAAACCTTCTCTTTTTTGACATTCTATTATTATATTATATTTATTTACGTTTGTGTCGCTTGTTATATTAATATCTCCCTTAACATAACCTAATGACTCATCTTCAGGTCTTGGATATGCACCATTACCTGTCAAAGTAATTTTTCTACTATTGTCATTAGTATAAAAAACTTGAATACTTCCTGTACCCTCTATTGCATAATGCAAACCAGATATATTTAAAGACGAGTCACTAGAAGAGTTTTTTAAACCACTTACCTCAACCAAAGATTGATTATCTTCGTCTTTTAAACCATTTGCCTTAACAATAGTTTTAGTATTATTATCTACTAATATTTCTTTTGCCAAAGGCATTATTACCTCGGCGAACCAACAGCACTAGCGTGGCCATCTGTTATTGTGATAGTATCACCAGGTGCTTTTTCAATTATAATAGAATCGCCAGCACCGTGTAGGTAAATATTACCTAAAGTTGTGCCGCCCGCTTCTTTTACTACAACTGATTGTGTTGCACCAGTAGCTACACAATGAACAAATTGAGCTCTACCAATATTGTTAGCACTAGGGTTGTTTATAAATTCTCCCTTTGCTATTACAGTATTTGTCATTTGTCTCCTCCTAATTGTTCCATTACTTCTTCGTCAAAGTAATCTAATAAATCTTTTTGACTAATATGCCAAAACATAGCACAATGCTCTATCGCTTCATCAAAAGCATATACTATATCTTGTCCTTTTCTTTCTTTAACCAATGATACAACATCTTCAACAGCACTTTTCAGTACTGGTGTTAATTTTTTGTACGCTTCGGAATCAAAAGATTGATTCTCTTTTATAAAATTACTTACTCTCTGTGTCATTTTGATCGGCTGTTAAATCAATATCAGCTTGACCGTCTTTAGCGTCAGCTGTTGTTGTAACCGATCCATCCTGATTAAAAGTTCCTACATCAGCAACTTCCGGTTTTGGATCGCTATGTGGTACTGCTTCAGGTGTTCCATCTTTATTAAATAAACTAGCCGCTATCTCTTGTCTTCTAGCGTCTAAGGCAGCTCCCACTTTATCTCTTAATGCGGATTTAAACGCTTCGCCAGCGTCAGCATTGTTTCCAGTTTGTAAGTTATCAATAAAATTAACAACGTTATTTTCTTTTTCACTCATTATAATTCTCCTTCTGGATTAGTTGAGTCTGGGGCAGAAATAATACCATCATCAATTTCTTTTTTGATTTGGTTATCAATTTCTTCCATTTCTCTTTCGTTTTGTCTAAGTACATTTTTTCTAATATACTCAACTGAATAATATTTACCTACATAATCTCTCATAGCATCAGCTAATCTTAATCTCTCTAATAACATTTCACTTTGTTTTAATTCTGCAAAGTGTCCGTCTTGTAAGAAATCGTAATTAAGTCTTTCTTTAACTTTCATCCAATCTTGTTCATTAATAACACCTTTTAAAATTAATTGTGTTCTTAATAAATCGTTAAAGAGTTCAGTAAATTTCTTTCTTAATCTTTGAACAAATTTAGTAAATTTAAGTTCATCTCTTGTAATTTCAGTAGAACGACCTAGGCTAAAACCTTGTGATCCTTCTAATCTACTTACAGGAACATTTAAACTTCTATAAAGTTTTGCTCTAAAGTATTCTATGTCTGTAATTTCTCCAAGGTTTTGTCCACCTGGTAGTGTAGTAATATCTGTACCTCTACCACCTTCTCTACTTGGTAACCAAAAATCTTCTAACATTGACATATAGTTTCTGTCATCTCTGATCTCACCTGTAGCTGCGTCATAGACAAGTTTGTTTCTATATCTTGCCATAACATCTCTTAGGTATTGTTCAGCTTTTACTTTTGGTAAATTACCTACATCTATTTTAAATATTCTTCTCTCAGGCGCTCTTGCAATTCTGTAAATAACAGCTGCGTCTTCAATCATTCTTAATTGATTTACAGGTTTAATTGCCTTATGTAAATATGATAAAACTATATTTTTGTTTTGATCTATTAAACCAGAAGGACAAAATGCTATTGTGTCTGGTGCTATTTTAATTCCTGATCCTGATGTTTGACCAGCAACGCCTTTTTCATTGAACATATAATATTCAACAAACTCATCTACTACAGAAAGCATATTAGGACCTGCACCTTCAGGTCTTTTCTTTCTTACTTCTCTAATCTTTTTGATTTTACGAGGGTCGATATATTTTAATTCTGTAATTCCTTTTTTAGGAGAATTTCTGTCAATAATTTTTTGATAGTATATTCTACCATCAACGTACCATCTTCTAAAGATATCGTGCCCTTTAGTATTAAAATTCATTAAATTTAATACTTCTTGGAATTCGTCTTCTACTTTTCTTCGTACTTCATCACCGTAAGGTAAGTTATCAACATTTACCTTAACAGCTTCTTTTAATTCATTAGCCACAACTGCTTCATTGACAATATCTTCGATTGCCATGTCGCACTCGGGGTGTAATGCTATTTCTCTATATCTTCTTATAAGATCCGCTTCACTCTTAGCCGTACCCTCCATGTCCAGGTACGAACCAAAATAACCCCCAGCGGCGACGGTTTGTGTACCGTCATCCGCTTGGGTTGTAGTAAAGCTTTGTTTTGGATCGGCTTGTTTCTTAGCCCTAGTTATAGAAAATCCAAATAATTCAGCCATAATTTAATTACCTCTGTATATACTTATACTACTTTTTAGGTAGTAGTTGTTGCTTCAAAGTATTGATAACTAAACGAAACACCAAATTCTTCAATAGTGTCCGCTTGGTCATAACTCAATTCAATCGCAGCTATGTCTATTGGGAACAGACCTCTAAGAGTATAACTCTTAGTAGTATTTCCGTTCCTGTCTAAATGGTCAACAAATGCGTCAACTTGGTAATCAACTGGATTAGTTAATCCCTCATTGTCTGACATATTGTTAATACCATTCTGCCATCTTTCAAATGCGTTTCTTAATTTGAAATTTGTATCATTGATAACTGTAACTGACCAATCAGCAAATGTTCTATCACCTGCTATTTTGATCTGTCTACCTCTGAAAGGTACGTTTACGTTAGCAATTGTCATAGCAGGAATAGATGTAGCTCTGCATAAAAATGCTAAGTCTTCTATTTCACCACCAACTTGCGAGTAACCAGGAAAAGGCATTGTTACCTTAAACTGATTGGCTCTTGAGCCACCGCCAGCAAGTTTAGCTTTAAAATCGTTAATATTCGGCATAGTATTTCTCCTTTATTAACCCGCTACTTCGTCAAAACTGACGCCGGTTCTTGTTGCTACAAATGATAATGTGATAAAGTTGATACTTCTTGCAGGTTTCACAAAGATTTCTGCAATAAATTCATTTCTATCAATAACATCACCTGTATTGTTAGTTTCATCACAAACTACTAAAAAGTCTGTAATACCTCTTCGACCTTGTACTTCTCTTAGGAAAGGTTCTACAATGTTTCTAAAGTTTGCTCTTGTGAATTCATCGTTGAACTCAAACAATTGAAATTTAGAAGCAGTTGATATTGCTTTCTGTAAAGTAATAAAAAGTCTTCTTACATTGATTCTATCAAAAGCACTTGGACTTGAAAGAGCAGTTTTATCTCCAAACAATACAGTACCTTGTCCTGGGAATGTTGCCACAGGATTTACTCTTGCTTGATATAAATCATCTCTTTGTGTTTTTGTAGGATTGTATGCAAGTTTCACAGCGCCTCTGATAACACCTCTGTTAAATCCAGCAGGTGAGAACCATGAGTCTGCAACTAGATCAGTTCTTGCAGCTAATCCAGCAGTATCGCCGTTTAATGGTACATATCTATACACATCATTGTATCTGTCGTACATATATTTGTAACCACTATCAAATACAGCATATGATGATGATCTGATTGTGTCAAAAAATGCAACTACATTATTTGTTTGTGTATTAGAGTTTGTAACATTAACTACATCTGCTCTCTCTGGAGAACAGAATACAACAGCGTCTTTTCTGTTTTCTGCAATAGTAATTAAGTTGTCTAAGTGAGTTGAGTCACCCTTTGTAGCAATAATCAAACCAACGTCAATAGTTTCTGCGTCTGCAAATTTTTCAAAAGCAGATTTCATTTGACCGTTAGTTACAGCTGAACCGTTTGCACCAGCAGTTAGTGATTCTAACGTAGGAGTTTTAACGTCTGTGAAAGTTAATCCAGCAGCTGCTGTTCCCCAGTTAGTACCAGCTGAATTGTGATCCATCCAGTAGATGTTGTTTGATTTATTGTATATTACGTTAGGGTAATAGTTGTCATCACCTTGTGGAGTTTTAGCGTCTGAAGCTTTAGATACTTTTGAGTAAGTTTCTAAAATTTCTCCAGGTACACCTGTAATTCCACCGTCTTCGTCAACAACGACAATGTGCATTTCATCGTTACTACCGCTTCTTGTAGAAGCATAAGTCGATGTTCCTGGCGCACCATCAACAGCGTCAAAATATCTCCAACGTCTTTTGATTCTTGCGTTATCGGCAACAACTCTTTTTAAACCGCCAGTACCTCTTGGATGTTGAACAATTGTAATTACGTTTGTACCTGTATTTAAAGCAGTTACTCTGTAAAGTTCGCCATCATCAAAGTCTGTTGTAGCTGCTGTTGTACTAAATTGAATAACATCACCAACATTGATTACGTTATTTGCTAAGTCAACATCATCTACAGTAACAGTTGTATCTCCGACTGCACCGGCTGATGCTACTGAGTTTCCTACTGCTAGTTCTTGTGAGTATGCTGTCGCACTCGGACAAGTTGATATTAATAGATTGTTTCCCCATGCACCACCAGTACGAGCAGCGAAGTTTCCTGCACTATTTGTACCTGACGCATAGTTATTTGTGTAGTCGTCTGTGTTCTTAATTAAAATACCAGTTCCACCTGTAGTTGCGTTTACAACTCCAGTATTCTGTGCTCGTACTACTCTAAGAGCGTTTGAGTATTGTAAAAAGTTTGCAGCTGAAAAAAAGTATTCAAAGTTAACTGAATCTGGTTTTCCGAACGTGCTTACTAATTCTTGTTCACTCGAAATAGTAACTACTTCATCAACTGGTCCTTGGTTAAACTGTCCAGCGACAGCACCAATAGAAGTTGACACAGCAGGTATTATTCTTGTTACGTCTTTTTCTTGTACGAGAACACCTGGTGATACTTGAAATGCCATAGGTTTATCTCCTTTAATTAGCTAATTTGTCAAAAATCGTAAGTTTTCTTACGCCCATATTTAAAACATTCATCTAGTGATATTTATAATACATTAAAACTAGAGTTT